TTACAACGAGTAATGAAACGGAAACAGCTCAATTGAATGATTTAGCGAATTTGGCTACGGAAGCATAACGATGCGAAGCATCGTCGTTAGGGTTAGGGCCCTGTTAGGGTTAAGTTAGAGTTAGTTAGGGTTAGGTTTCGGGACAATTAATTAGGGCAGGGTAAAGGGTCAAGGAGTAATAGATAGGAGAACGCGCCGCAGGCAGAAAACGTTCGACGATTAGACCCTTGGGGGCCCCCTTTAGGGGGAGGTCAATCGGAGAAACAAAAGCGAGGTTTTATCTGGTTAATAGACAGAGTTTGTACCTAAGTTAGGTTTATTAGAGTTAGTTAGGGTTAAGTTAGTTAGGTTGAAGTCCACGACTGTAGTGGACGATGGTCATTCGTCGGCGGATGGCAGCAAGTGTTTCTTGTGAGATACCAGGAAACCATTCATCAGGAGAGAGATTAGAAGTAATCCAGATTTTTTCAGCACGTAGAGAAGTGGCACCACCTTTGGTGTCAACGATTACTGGGTACCTGTCCAACCATCGCAGAAAGTGCGATACATCGATTCCACCTCGAAATTCATCGATGACAACATGTCGATGACTGCGATAGCCGCACCAAAATTTACTGCGCGGACACTTAGGGTAAGCGTCCAGGCCGGCTTCTTCCCAGGCTCGGCGTGATTTGCCGGTGCCAGCATCGCCCCAGTAACAGTAAACTTCTCGTACGATTGCAGTCGGTTCAACATAGTCTTCAGCGATTTTTCGGAGTTGGCCGTAACAACGAACGAAAATATCAGCCGGGATATCTAAAGCAGTAGAAATTATTATACCTAGCCAATGTAAATAAGGTATCAAGTGATTGATACCGTCGAGGGCCCCACGTTTTGCAGAAACTCGCACGGATTCCCAATCAGTTTGGCTGTTCCTACGAAACGGTTTTGTCCCAAGCTCGAATTGCGTTCCGGCAACTCTGGTTTCTTCTTTCCAGACGTAAGCGTCGGCAGCTTGTGATCGGCTTGGTTCAACGTGCGCTGTGCGGCCGAAGACATTCTTGACGGCGGTGACGGTGAGCTTGCGTTCAAAAATCGCAAGTAGTTGCCAGTGAAGATAGCCCCCTTCATTTCCGGACTCGAGTTGTCCTTTGATGTAGGCGACTGTTGGTGGCAACCAGGGGACGAAGTCATGGTGAGGTATTGTTAATAAGAAGTAACGGTTTTGAGGAGCTGGCATTTTAATTAGAGATAACAAAGAAGAAAGAAGATTGGTAGACAAAAATAAATTGCTACTCTGAATTTATAGTCGGGCGTAGTTTGAGCGACCACGCGGTCGAGAGGACCACTTTTTGTGGGGTAAGCGGGGTAAGTACCCCTGACCCCTGAAATCAGTAGACTTCATCCTTGTAGACACGGCGGTAGCCTATAGTATTACCTACAAGGATCGAAGTCTACCGGCTACCACATTTAAGGGGTAGATCACGTGTTTTCCACGTGTTCATTCTTTTTCTTGAAATGAACAAACAAGATGGCGAAGTATATGCAGTATTATAGTCGAGCGTATAATACGACTGGTCGCAAGCGGTCAGGGGTTTTTACCCCTACGCCGGCGAAGCGTGTTAGACTCACTCCAGTGAGTCAGCGTACACATATTACGAATACACAAGGTTCGATGAGGTTTACACCTCGTCGAAGTGGTCGAAAAGTTGCTATGACTAATTTGCGGCGACGATTGTTGAGGACACCTCGTCGTGTTCGAATGCGCCGCAATGCAGGTGCATATGGTGCTGCTAATAGCAAGTCGTCTGGTTTTATTTACACCCCACAGATAGTGAAAGCTAGTCGGAAATCGAAGGTAACGAAGAAGGGTGTTCAAATTGTATTAGAAAGAGGTGGTGTGTTGGATGCTGGGGCGAACACGACTACAGCAGGAAATACTGTTGCAATTGGTCATGCCAATTGTCCATTGGTTTTGGCAGAAAATATGCTTTGGAGAGCAATTGTGAAACAATTGTTTATCAAAGCAGGTGCATTGACTACGATGTCAAATTTTGAAGAAGCAATTGGAGGATTAGCTGGCGGTATTATTCGTGTACGCTATCGATTGAATCCGGACAGTGCGTTTACGCAGTTTACATATACGACGTTGGTTACGGATTCATTGGAAACAATTTCGAAGAAATTGTGGGAACAGTTTATTGATCCGACAATTTTGGGAGGATCGAACAACAATCTGGAATTTTTTGATATTCGGCTCGGTGGTCCGAATTATTCAGATGTTGTGTTGAATTTGCGGAAAGCGGTTTTTCATTTTTATGGAAAATCGACGTTAAAAGTACAAAATCGCACAGTTCAGGATACAACTGATGATGAAGAATCAGTTGACAATGTACCTTTGCATGGCAAAGCGTATTTTGGAAAAGGATCTGGAACATCAGCATTTACACATGATGCAAGTTACAGTATTGCAGCATCTGGGTTTCACACAGATGTTGAATTTGGAGCGTTAGCGAAAGTACCAACTGAAAAGTGGTATCAAGAACCAGTTCCGCCATCACATTTTATTCGAGTGTTGAAGAGTGGCAAGGTTCATTTGGACCCAGGGCATATTAAGACGAGTGTGTTGGATGGACGGTTTAAAGTTTCGGTTAATCAATTTTATAAGATGTTGGCAATTGAAATAACGCTTAGTGCAGGATTGCCAACGGAGAATTATCATCGTCGGTCAAATCTTGGACATTATCGATTTATGATTTTGGAAAAAATGATTAATGCAGTTGTCGGAACGACAACCAATAGCATTAAGTGCGCATGGGAAGTGAATCTTCGCATGGGTGGTTACATTACAACGAGTAATGAAACGGAAACAGCTCAATTGAATGATTTAGCGAATTTGGCTACGGAAGCATAACGATGCGAAGCATCGTCGTTAGGGTTAGGGCCCTGTTAGGGTTAAGTTAGAGTTA